AACTCCAGAAGCATTAAGCATATCACTATTGTTTAGTGTTAATACTGCTATAACTTTTCCGTTAGCTCCTAATTTTGCAAAATGTGCCATAATTGTCTCCTATTATAATTTAGTTTGTGTTAAAAGTAAATCCATATTTATTATTGGTATTTATATCTTATAATAACTATACCTGAACCGCCGGCTCCACCAGCCCCACCTGGTCCTCCACCACCACCAGCTCCACCAGTATTTGTTGTGCCAGATGTACCGTTAGAAGGTCCAGTACCACCAGCTCCACCCCCACCAGTTCCACCAGCCCCACCTGTTCCATCTGATCCACCTCCACCTCCTCCAGCATAGGTAACCGATGAACCTGATATTGAAATACCTGTTCCATTTCCACCAGCGGCACCATTATTAGGTGCATTACTACCAACTGATGTAGCTCCTCCACCACCACCACCTCCTCTATTTCCTCCAGGCGATCCATTACCACCATTATTTCCTTGTGAGGGACTTACTGGTGGGGTATTTCCAGCAGCACCATTTGCCGCAGGACCTCCACCAGATCCTCCACCTCCTGATCCACCAGCAGTTGCTGGAGAATCATAACCAGAACCAGCTCCTCCACCAGCACTTGTAATTGTTGAAAAAATTGAATCATTTCCTGGGTTTCCTCTAATATTAGTATTAGGGGCTGCTGCTCCACCCGCTCCTACTGTAATTGGATAACCTGTAGCAGAAACTGGTAAACCAGCAGTCGCTGGACTTGGATAGTTTTGTCTAAAACCTCCTGCTCCACCTCCTCCTGCTATTCCTGATCCACCTGATGCACCTCCAGCTACTACTAAATAATCTACTGTTGTTGAACCTGCAGGATTACCAACTGAAGAAACAGTAAAAGTTCCTGGTCCTGTGAATGTATGAATTTTATAATCACCACAAGTAGTTATTGTTCCACCAGTGGCTGAAATAAATGTAGGTTGTGGTAAATCAGATCTATTTCCTGAATCTGTTACAATCCAACCTTGTGTTGCATCTACATAAACAAAAGTTACTGAAACTCCACTTGTTGCTAAAAGTGAATTAGCTGCTAGTCCTGCAATATTAGATCCATTTCTTCCAACTGTTAAATTATTTGTTGCAAAAGTATTTGCATAATCACATATACCAATAATTGTACCAGCAGTTGGTGATGATGGAAGAGTTACTGTAAATCCTGCGGAAGTTGTATCACAAAAATATCCTACACCGCTAACAGCAGTAAAACCTGTAGTTTTTTTAGTTGTATCCCAGTTAACTGCTCCTGTTGCACCAAATCCTGTAGCTGTACCATTATTCGTGATCGTTGCACCAGCTGGAATGATAATAGTATCTCCACTGTCGCCCAATGTTAATTGAGTACATGTTTGTTTAGGACTAATTTTATTTACTTTAATTTCACTCATAATTTTATTTTATTGGAATTTGTATCTTATAACAACTATTCCACTTCCACCAGAACCACCAAAAGGAGCACCAGAACCACCTCCTCCTCCTCCAGTATTAGTTGTTCCTGCTCCACCTGAAGAAGGAGCTCCAGTTCCACCTCCACCTGCTCCACCATTTGCTGCTCCTGGTCCGCCTCCACCTCCACCCCCTCCAGAAAAATATCTTCCTGGGGCTGGTCCTGGAGTTCCATATGATGGACTTGTTGGTCCGAATATTGTTGTTGCTATTGGTGATCCTACTCCACCTGGTCCAGCAGGAACTGGTTGTGTACCATTTGCACCTGCTGCTGATGCTCCGCCACCACCACCTTGAGCGTTATATTGAGGCCCTATATGTATTCCTGATCCTCCAGGATTTCCTTGAGATGGACTTACTGGAGGAGAGTTTCCTGTTCCTCCTGGATATGTTGTACCACTACCACAACTATCAATACCTCCACCTCCACCTGAACCACCAGGAAGTCCAGGAATTAATGGTGAATTTTGTGATGCTCCTCCACCACCTATACCACCACCAGCTGATGTTATTGTACTAAATATTGAATTTGATCCTGCAGTTCCTCTTGGTTGACAATAACCTGGTGATGGGCTACCACCTCCAGTTCCACCTCCTCCAACTGTTATTGGATAAGTTGTTGCTGTTACAGGTAAACCTGTAGTTGTAGGACTTGGATAGTTTTGACGATAACCACCAGCACCACCCCCTGCTCCAAGAGCTGCACCTCCACCACCTCCGCCAGCCACTACTAAATATTCTACTGAGTTTGAACCTGTAGGTTGACCTGCATTTGTTACTGTAAAATTTCCTGGACCTGTAAATACGTGAGTTTTATAATCTCCACATGTTAAAACTGTTCCACCTGTTGCACTTACAAAAGGGGAAAGAAGAGTTCCAGTGTTATCGTTTACTGGTAACCATCCTTGTGTTGAATCTATATATACTAAAGTTATTGAATCTCTATTTGTACGTATTGCTACGTCAGCAGCTACTGCTTCAATATTGGAACCATTTCTACCAATGGTAATATTATTTGTTGCTGCAGTTCCTGCATAATCTGTAATAGCAACTATTGCACCAGCACTTGGGGTTATTGGTAAAGTTACTGTTATTGCACCTGAAGTTGTATTTACGAAATATCCATTACCACTAACCGCTGTGAATCCTGTAGTCTTAACTGTCGTATCCCAATTTACTGCACCGTTGTATGTAGCACCAAAACCACTGGATGTTGCACCAGCTGCTAAAGCAATTGTTTGTCCAGATGTTCCAATAGTAATAGTTGTACTATTAGTTTGAGTAATTATAGTACTCGTATTTGAATTCTGTATTGTATCTGTTCTTAATATTCCTGCCATAATTTACCTATTGAAATTTGTATCTTATTATAACTATACCTGAGCCGCCAGCTCCACCTAATCCAGGACCCCCTGCGTGTCCAGATCCTCCTCCACCTCCACCTGAATTTGCTCCACCAGCTCCACCAGCTACAGTACTACCTGGTCCACCTGGATTACCAGCAGATCCATTTCCTCCAGAATTTATTGCAGAACCACCACCAGTTCCTCCTGAACCAGGTGTACATGCACCACCTCCTCCTCCACCACCAATTCCTCCAGCTCCACCATTTCCAGCAACATTATATTTTCCGCCTCCTCCACCACCAGCCCAATAATAATTATTTCCATCTATATTTAATTGTGTTCCTGCTCCTCCTGCTGAACCACCTGCTGAACTTCCTGGGTTTCTACCACCCGCAGCTGCAGATCCACCACCTCCTCCGCCTGGATAATTTGGTGCTCCGCCTCCTCCTGCTCCACCTGGATTTCCTTGAGATGGACTAACTGGAGGTGTATTACCTGTTCCACCAGCAGTAGGTGCTGGTGCATATCCAGGAGCACCACCTCCCGATCCACCATTATCAGAAACGTAAGAAGTACCACCTCCCCCACCTGCTCCTCCACCAGCGGATGTTATTGTACTAAATATTGAATTACTTCCTGGACTACCTATGCCTTCTGATGGAGAAGGAGAACATGGTCTTCTAGCACCACCACCTCCAACTGTTATTGGATATGTTGTTGCCGTTACTGGTAAACCTGTTATAGCTGGACTTGGAAAATTTGTTCTAAGACCACCTCCCCCTCCTCCACCTGATAAATTATTTCCGCCTGCTCCACCACCAGCAACTACCAAATAATTTACTGAATTAGAACCTAAATCATTTCCTCCGTTTGTTACTACAAAACTACCAGGACCTGTAAATGTGTGAACTTTACAATTCCCACAAGTTGTAACTGTACCACCTGTTGCTGCAACAAATTCTGGATCTTGAATTCCTTCTAACAATCCTGAATTTACAACCATCCATCCTCTAGATGCTCCAGAGAAAACTAATGTTTGTGCATCACCATGAACATTGATTGCACCATCAGTAGTATTACCTTCTATTTCTTGTCCATTTCTTGCTATTAAAATATTATTTGTTGCTGCTGTACTTGACCAATCTTTAATTGCAACAATATCTCCTTCTGATGGACTTGCTGGAAGTGTTACTGTAAAAGAACCTGCTGTTGTGTCACAAAAATATCCATTTCCTGAAACTGCTGTAAAATTTGATGAACGAATAGTTGAATCCCAATTAACCGTTCCTTGTCTTCCAAAGCCAGTTTGTGAAGCTCCAGCTGCTAAAGCAACTGTATCACCAGAAGCACCTAGTGTTAAGGTAGTTCCTGATTGTGGTTCAATTGCATTTACTTCTATTTTAGACATATTATATTACTACCAAAGTTCCTGTTACAGTTAAAGTACTTGTTAAAGTAACTGGTCCTGCAAGTACACCTGATTCTATTGTTTGTGTTTCTGTAATAGATGTTGCATGTGTATTTACAAATTTTTGTGCAAGCATTGAAGGGGATGGTGTATATTCTGCTGGTAAAGAACAAAATATATCTTTAATCCCTGTATTAAAACTTACTAAACTACTAGCATTAGAGCTAGATATTACTGTGTCTCTTGTGAAGGTAGTGGCGTTCGTTAACGAGCCAATGCCCACTTCCCATTGATTGCCTAAAGCAATTGAATAGTAAGTTGAGTTACCTGCTCCGATACCGTCAGAAAAACTTTGAAAACCTAACTGAGCACCACTTAATGTAATAGTACTTGTTCCAGTTGTCGAAGTAGTTTCTTTGACTCTGTCGTTAATAACGAACACCATAAAGCTACCTCTATGATATTCTTAATATTGCATTCGCTGATGTAAACGCTGGGAACACAATTGTAAATGTTCCTGCTGTTGCTGTTTTATCTCCACCAAAATCTAAAACACACACTGCTTTGTTAGCTGATGATGTATTATAAATTAAAGCTCCCGCTGCTGTTAGCGTAACTCCTGTGAATGATAAATCTGCAAAGTCAACAATTGCTACACCTGTATCAAGTGAAGTTTGTTGTCCTGTTAAAGTACCGCCTCCAGCTGTATACTGACCAGTGTTTGCTACTTCGTTAGTTGAAGTATAAACAGTTGTTGATGCTGATAAGTTTGCTGCTGATGTGTAAAGAGATAATTTAAAAACGTTTCCGCCAGTTTGAAATTGATGCTGTCCTTCTAAAATTTGCTGTTTAAAAGAATTACATACTGCTTGTGCTATTGCCATATATTGTACTCCTTATAGTTTATGGTGATGGTGAATTAAGTTTAATTCTTAATGAACCATCAAAATACTCGTCTCTACGTCTTCTACCTGTTTGTTCTAACGCAAATCCTTGTAATGCTTCATTATACTTCTCTTGGTATAGTTTGTACATATCCATCGGTCCTTTTAAGTATGCAAAAGCTTCCAATAAACATGCATATAATAATAATTCTGGTGCATTTAAACTAATATATGTTGTAGTATTTGTAGAGCTTAAATTATCAGGTGTATAAACATAATCTAATGTAACTGCATAAGCAGCATCTGGAGTTGGAGCTACTTGAATAGCGTTTTCTCTATACATTGAATAATATTTTGGAAAGCCAGTTGTATTTGTTGAATTATATTCAGTAATGTAAGTATCGTCTTTAGGTTCTAAAGATACTTGAACCGATGAACTATTTGTAGCAACAACAGATCTTACAATAAATGCTCTTCTAATAGAAGTTGAACCTTCATCAGTGTTATCGTCTGGTAATTGTAAATATTTATTATTTGCATTAAAAGTTGATGTTGCATATTCTCTAGAATAGTCTGCATCAGCTTCTCTAAATATTTTTAGTTCAGCATTTTTAATAAAAGTATCACAAATACTACTTGTAAGTATTGATGAATCTACTTCTGTATAATCTCTAATCTGTTGTAATAATTCTGCGTATGTCATTATGTTATAATAGTTACATCACCAATACTTACTGTTGCTGATCTCCTTGCATTTATAATATCTCCACTTATTCCAGGCTGCATACTAAATGAATTTGGTGAAGTCGCTGTAGTATCAAATTGTCCTGGCCAGTAATATAAATCTAACTGCACTAAACAACCACCTCCTGGTCTAACATCTGCTCTTGGACGTTTAAGTCCTTGTGGATCAGCAGGATGATAAGGAGGATCTAATTGTGGGTGTTTTGGTTCATACTCACTTATGTGAACAATAGAACCATTCCACTCTTTAACCATTTCAAGATATGGAAACTGCATTCCTGATCTATCTGAAATTGCTAGTGATCTTTTTCCTCTTGCAAAAGCCATTAGTATCTATCTCCAAAATAAGTAAATGGTGAAATGTATAAAGATGTTCTTTGACCATCTTCTTGTAAAGCTCTTTCTAACTCATCTTCGTATAATAACTTTAAAGCTTGTATTCTATCTGGTGCATATTTTTGTGATAAATAAAAAGCAAGACCAGAAACCATACATGGTAAAAATCTGTAAGGTAAATCTGCTTGATTAGTGTAAGAACCAGCATCTTGAATTCTTTGAATATAATAATATTTTAAATAAGTATAAGTTGTACAATCTGGTGCAAGATATAAACTAATTTCTGGTGTTATTTGTCTATTCACATAGTATTGTGAAGGTTGTCCTGTTTGACCTTTATTAGGTAATGCTGCG